GCGCTTCCGGCCTGCGGCCTCCTTTCCGCGCGGTCATTCGTCTCGGCATTTCTGTAAGGTTGATATTGCGTTATGTGCTTCGCCTCGGACATTGGCAGGGGCAGGCACGGCATAGCCGTGCTTACGGCAAGCGTACACCTTTGAGTTTAAGTAATGTCTATAATTACATGGTAATGACATTATAACGGTCAAACGTCATCTTAGTGAAATCCGGGTCTTCGTTGCAAAATACAACAACGTGGGCCTTCGAGAGTAGAATCTTCATAACGGAATCATATTTCGGTGAAAATATCATACGATCCTTGATTTGTTCCAATATAGTGTAATTCAAGAATTCCATTCCCTGTCGAGGTACATTGATCAAGAATATATTCTTGTTGATGTCGATAGTGTGAGCAATATCTTCACGTTTACCAGGAGCAAGCAACTGCACACGTTCAGGCCATTTGCAGCACAAATACTGCTGGAACCAGGTTTTTCCTTTACCTCCATCCTTATCGACGTAAAAGTCTACAGTTCTGTCGTCGGCGTCGGCGGCAAGTCTTGTTTCAAGTTGTGATTGCCACTCTTTCGGAACAGGGTCGGTGACGAGCTGGGGCTTCGGGGCTCTGGCTTGGACAATAGAGAGGGCATGCTTGTGGCGAAGAAGGATGGCCGGGTGGGACTGTGATACCTCGGCGAACGACGGTGTGCGGCCGTGCTCTTCGATAAATTCATCGGCCCATTTGAAGAATGCATCAGATTGCGTCTGCTTCCCGGGTGTGCCTGGACAGGTCCCCAATTCGATATAGTCTCCTTCCTTCTTGCAATAGTCGGAGGCTTGCTTAGAGGTTCCTCGAGCCACTTCGATATGAATCCGGGGGACTCCGAGCTCGAGCTTTGCTGGCTGGGCTCTGAATCGTCTTGCGAAGATGACAAAGCCCTGGAGATGACGTGTTCCAGTTTCCGGAGCCGTCTCTCTACCGAAGACAATGTAGACGCATTTCCCTTGCTCCCAGAGGAGAGAGAGGAGGGTGAACTCATCGGCTGTGTAGTTGTTGAGTGTGAAGACCCACCGTGTGGATTGAGCCGGAGCCATTTTTGTGAGGAGATGAGAAGAGGAGCGGGGGTAATACTAGACCCCGCTCCTTGTTTGGATGTGCTCAGTAGTGAATCTCTGTAGCCGGTCTACGTATAAAATAGACCTCGCACAATTTTTGTGAAAGCACCTCCATGGGACTCAAAAGAAAGTTCGACGACACAGTCATTGACTTGTACAACGGTCTCACAGCAGCCGGAGAAGATCTCGGCAGTTGGGGCATTGTAAGAAAGCCTCGAGGTGCAGTCTGGTCCGCTATCGATACGATACCAAACAAGAGACAAAAAAGAATGCCGATGCGTGTAAGAAACATCCGTAAACGAACGTTGAAAAGACGTTACACGAAGCGTCGACGACCCATGACGCGCAAGAAACGCGCACTGAGTTTTAAAAAACGAGTCCAACGAGTCACGTTCTCACTCGCTGAATCAAAGAGATATCAGACGCGTGGAACTCTCACAGTGATTGCTGACGCAACCCAACAAAACTTCGCCTTAGCTGCAGTCCCGGAAACGACGTCACTCACAGCATTGGCCAGTCACAAAAATTTAAGAATGGGAACCGAGATCAGAGCTCAAGGGTGTCGGACAGAGTTGCATTTCCAGAATACCTTGGCGTCAACAGCCATTTGGATTCGAGTTATCTGGGGTTATAAGAAATATAACCGTTCTACCGCGAATAAAGATGACATCTTTTTAAATCCCTTAACTGAGGTTAATGAGGAATTGACAACGTCGTTGGCATATCCAGATTTAATTAACGCCACGATAGATAGGCGTCAGTTTACCAAGGTCAAGGACATTCGTTTCAGATTAGGAGGCTCAACCGAAAGCACCTCCATGGAGAACTTCCGATCTCTTAAGTGGTGGTGGCCCATGAAAGGAAAGTCCATTAAGTTCGAAGGATTTAGTGAGGGTCAAGAGAATCAGACATATGACCCATTCTTCCTTGTGTATGCAGTCAATGAGACTGGCGCAACGACAGGTGGAAATGTCGCAACGATGTCTTATCGAACCATGTTCTACTTTAAAGACATTTAGTTCGGGGGTGTGTACCTCACCGAACAACCGCGCTTCCGGCCTGCGGCCTCCTTTCCGCGCGGTCATTCGTCTCGGCATTTCTGTAAGGTTGATATTGCGTTATGTGCTTCGCCTCGGACATTGGCAGGGGCAGGCACGGCATAGCCGTGC